TGTATTTATAGCATAGATTGAGTATTTTTGCTTAGTTCAGTGTGGACTCCCTGACACTGTTAGAGAACCTGGATAACTCCTTTAACCTCTGGTATCTCCATCATTAGTTTCTTTTGTATACCATCTCTTAAAGTTATGGTACTCATAGCACATGAAGCACATGCACCGCCTAATCTAACTTTAACATAACCATCTACTTGTTCGACATATTCCAACCACCCACCATCTGCTTCGATGTATGGTAGCAGTTCTTCAAGAACTGTTATTATATTTTCGTCGTTAAGTTCCATTACTTCTCAGCAGCGTATAGTGCAAATGTAGAAGTTGTTATGACAGTCATCATGTTAGCAATATGCTGTTTAACATCAGCGTCACATAATTTACCAGGCATAAAGCAACCAAATATGGTTGCTCCTACTATTGCTAACTGAAAAAAGATAACAAACTGTATAAGGTTGATAACCCTATTCTTACTATCTAAAGAAGGATTGCTCCTATTACGAATCCTTTTGCGAATGCCAAACATAACATTTGATAGTCCGTTAAATTGAATTTATCTTGAATCTTTTTAGCCCACTTCTTATCCCAATCTTTTATTTTGGTAAGAGTGGTTCCTAAGTTAATATTCCACATTACATTAAACTGTTGGAGGATTCTTCTTTGGTGTAGGTGTAGGTGTAGGTGCAGCAGCAGTTAGATTAAGAGGTGCTTGCTCAATTCTAATTGTTTGAGTAGGACCAGTCTGAGATGCCTTCTCAATTAACTTCTCCATATCTTTTGCAGTAACTGGAGGAGTAGACGAGTTACCATTACCATTATTCTTATTCTTCGCTGTTTGAACTCCGAAGGTTGCTAATACTCCTGTAAACACCGAAGCTATGAAAGTTGGATCTATATTCTTCTGTGGGAAATTTGGAATAGCAACATAATTAAGAGTCAATATTCCACCCGACCACACCAAAATTCCAAGGCGAACAAATGTACTAATGATTGCTAATTGCTCGTCATGATCAGGAACAATAGCATCAGTTAGTTTACCGAGCATACCTTTAGGTTTCTCTTCTTCCTTCACCTCTTCCTTAACTTCTTCAGGAGTTTCTGGTGAATCTATTTTTTCTTCCTTTACTTCTTCAGGCATTTAATTAAGAGTTGCTAATCTATATAGCAACTTAAATTTTAAAACGCAGAACCAGGAACAGGAAGACCCAAACCACCACCATCTGGAATAGCAGCAGAATCAGAAGAAGGTGCAAGATCAGGTGTTCCTATAGGAAGGTCTCCTCCACCCATGCCACCAAGACCTCCGAGAGATCCAGTAACTGCTTCCATAACCTGAGATTTAACTCCATCAATGATGGATGCCCTATTGAGATATACGTATACCCCACTACCAACAACGGCACCAGATACAGCGAAAGACGCAAGAGCAAGTACATTTACAATTTTTTGCATTTTAGATAACCTTATTCTATGTATTGTCATTAAGTGATTTATTTATAAAGGACTGTTTGTAGGCATTGTAGTAATCAACAACACCTGCACTTATAACATACTTCTCACACCACTCATCAGCACATTCATAGATTGCTTTATTGTTACCCTCATGACCATATTTACTCATAAGAATTTTAAGTACATCTTGTCTTAATTTTAATTTTGCTTCATCCATGAGTAGATTGATTGAGTGAAGGTGGTTTCCTATCGCCCCCAAATCTGAAACCACCAAAGGGATCTGGAGCAGTCATAGGTAGCGAAAACTTACGACTCATATATTATAGCATACTTATAATTGAAATGGAAGATAAGTGCATTGATCATCCGCTTCTCTTGAAGCAAGTTCTATAATTCTTGCTACTTTACGAAACAGTTCTCTATCAACTGCCTTATTCCAAGACATACAATTTACCATATTGTTAGTAAGTTGCACAAACCTGTCAGCTTCTTCGGTAGTCAACTTTACTTTACTAGGGCCACTTCTTGGTTCATTAGGTTTTAGAAGAAAACTGAAATGCTGTTCAGTAATAGGAGTTCCCCTTTGACTTAAGACTGTCATTGTTATGTAGAATTTGAATTTATTATACCATAAAAAAAGACCCCTGTGAAGGGGTCTTGGTATTGATAACATATTATCTTCCAGACATTGCATAGTCAGGATAGGCTTCAATGCCATGTTCTGTAATATCAAGACCTAGTTTTTCTTGCTCTTCAGTAACACGAATACCACCAAAGGCAGCACCAATTACTTTCCAAGCAACATAACAAGTAACTACTGTCCATACTGCATAAGCAATACAACCAACGATCTGAATCCAGAGTTGTCCTAGTCCACCACCAGTAAAGAGTCCTATACCAGCACCAGTTCCTTGAACATCATAACCCCAGAGTCCTACAACAACGGTTCCCCAAATACCACATACTCCGTGAACAGAGAATGCACCAACTGGATCATCAATTCGTAGAGAGTCTAATGCAGCAACAGAATAGACTACTATTCCACCACCAACAAGACCTGCTAACCATGCACCTGCCATAGTTAAATTACCACAACCAGCAGTAACACTAACAAGTCCAGCAAGAATACCATTGATAATCATGGTTAAATCTGGTTTACCATTTTTAATCGTAGTAAGAATAGTTGCACCAATAGCACCACCAGCAGCAGCAAGTGTAGTAGTAACTGCAACATAAGGAACCCACTGATCCATTGCTAGTTGAGAACCTGGATTAAATCCATACCAACCAATCCAAAGAATAAGAGCACCTAGTGTAGCAATTGCCATATTGTGACCAGGCATTGCTTGTGCTCTACCATTAACATACTTACCAATACGTGGTCCAAGAAGAAATGCTCCTACAAGACCTGCCCATGCACCAACAGAGTGAACGATTGATGAACCAGCAAAGTCAATGAACCCTGCTTCTGCTAACCAACCACCATTCCACTGCCAACTACCTGCAATAGGATAGATGAATGCAGTAAGAACTAATGAGAACACAACGAACTCACCAAACTTAACTCTCTCTGCTACTAAACCTGAAACTATAGTTGCTGCTGTTCCAGCAAATGCTGCTTGGAATAAGAAATCAACTGTTGGAACCAACCCACCTTCACCAATAAGTTCTGGTGTTACAGTTGGATCAAAAAATAGACCATTAAAGTAAAGCCATCCTTGTGCTACGGCATCACCGTACATCAAGGAATATCCTACAAACCAATAAGATGTTACTGCTAAAGCAAATACAAATAAATTCTTAGCAAGAATATTAACGGCATTCTTCTGCCTACACATACCTGCTTCTACCATTGCAAATCCTGCGTTCATGAAGATGACTAGGATTGTTGCTACAAGTAACCAAAGATTGTTTGCCAAAAATGCTGCATTAAGTTCTGCTGGTAACTCATTTGCATGAGCAGCAAAGTCAAATAAACCTAAACCTAATAGAGCAATTGGAACACAGGCTAACCACATTAAAGAACGATGTGATCTAAACCCACGAATATTCTGAAGAAAGAGCATTGGCCCTTCTATGAGACTGGCCTCTTGAAGACGATTCTTCCGTCTAGGAGAGGATACTGTCATAAACATACCTTTTAAACTATAGTATATTATAACACATTATTTTTATGTATCAACATTATACCGTTTTTGTATTTTTTACTACCAAATTGTATTAAGATATACAGACATAAAAAAAGACCCCCACAATGTGGAGGTCTCTTTGTGTAAACTAATCAGTAATTAGAATACGAACTTAACACCTGCTTTTGCACCCCAGTTAACGATGTCGTCACCTGAAGAATCCTCATCAGTGATTCCAGAAAGCTCACCGTATACTCCAATGTTGTCAGTAGCAGCAACAGTAAGACCAGCCTTACCAGAGAACTCACCTTCAGAACCATCAGTTCCGTCTACAGCGATGAATGAAGGACCACCTTGTACATAGAAGTCAGCAGTTTCGCTGATTGAACCTTCGTATCCAACTGCTAGATCAGTTGTTGCTCCAGAGTAGTCTCCATCAGGATAAGAGATATTGCTTTCTACATTCACATAAGGACCAGCAAAAGCGGCTCCAGAGAGTAGTAGAGGTGATGCAGCAAGAGCTGCGATTGTTGATTTAATAGACATGATTGTTTATTATTATCTCGCATGGGCATAAAAAAACCCTGCGGATGATAGCACCCCCGACATGGGGTACTTTTTAACATCTACGTAGGGTTACGATATTTTCGAGTCCTTTGTATGTTAAGTATTTATACAACTGTCACATTTAGTATGTGCCAGTTCGTATTATTTATAATAACAGATTATCAAAACGGTGTCAATATATGACAGTCACTTATGTGGTTGTCACCCTTGCTGCTGTTCTTGTTGCTGTTTCGCCATACTATTTTCGGTTATCCGTCCCATATAAGCATCATAATCCATGTGACTACGGATATCCACACCTGCTCCTGACTGCTGCCACCAATTCAAAAGTGCATCATATGGTCCTTTATGAAAGATTCCTATATGTTCTTGATGTATTGAGGAGTTGAAGTTCAAGTTATAAAGGAACAAAGGAATAGTATAAGTCTTCCCTGTCTCTAATATAGTATCTTCAGAAACTGCTCTTGGTCTTACTCCATTATCCAACTTCCACTTATCCCCTCTCATATGATTTCTTAAAACCTTTGCTGCATGATGACGACTAATCAAATAAAATGCAGCAGAAAAATCATTAATAAATTTAAGATGCAATTTAACATGAATATCACCTGTACATATCGTAGTCATCTGAACACAGTCCCAATCATAAGGAAGGAGACCAAAAAATTCTGTCCAAGTAAAATTCCAATAGTGTGCAATATTTAAATTAACATCATCTTCTGCAATAATACAATAGGGATCATCACTATTCTCATAGAACTCTTTAATTGCTTTAAGATGTGTCATACAACATCCCAATTCACCTTGAGTTACTTGATCAGGAAATAATCCTTTAAGATTATCAGAAACATCATCTTCCCTTCCATCATATCCAGCAATGCGAGTATGATCTTTTATATCCCAATACTCAAACTGCTCCTCCATCCAGTTTCTTCTTGCTACATCAGCATCAAGATTTAACCAATAGATGTGAGGAAGATTCTTAAGTTTAAAAGCAGCTTTATTCTTGTCCGTCATTGATAATTGTCCAGTCATTAGGAATTAAATCTTTAGTATTATGATCTTTCGTATATCCTGTCTTACCAAACCATTGAGCAGGTGCTATTACAGTCTTATCTTTATTAGTAGATAACCATGCACCCCACCAAGAGTATGATGAGTTAGCAATAATAAAATCATCACATAGAGACATCAAACAAAGGTCTACCCTATTATCCTCATTCTCAGAAATAATAAATCTATCATCAGCAAATGTACCTTCATCATGACACCACACAGGATCATCAGAGAATACAATTACATTTCTATTAACATCAAACTTACTTAATGCTGCCTCATAATATGCCCTTGGCAGATTAAAATGATTCTCAGCATTTTTTATATAGTCACCACGACGAACATGTAAAGCAATAGGATTATCTACTGACTCAATCATCTCCTTACAAGGATTTAATATCTCATCCTTAAAAGTAAAGTCACTACGAATCTCTTTCTCAATATGCTTAAAGTATTTCTCTGTCTGAAAATAACCACGTAGGTCTACATGG